CGAAATATCACGATTACGACAGCGAAATCAGCGACTTACTTGGAGAATGTGGGGAAACAGCATCTCTTGGCGGGCGCCGCCATTGCCGCGCTTGCGGCGCTGGCCTCTACCTGGGCAGGTCTGTCGCCTGCGGCTGCAACCGTCTGCGCCTATTTCGCGGCGGCCCTGGCGGGCGCGGTCAAGGAGCTGATCGACGCCCTGGGCTATGGCCGGGTCGAATGGCTCGACTTCCTGTTCACCGTGTCCGGCGCGCTGTCCGTGGTCGCGCTCTGGCTGCTGATGCGGTGAGGGCAGCATGGCTCCCCCTGATTTCCAGACCCTGCCGCTGGCCGAGCTGCTTGCCTGGCAAGGCGCCATCGCCGGTGCGCTGGCGGTAGCGCGGGAGCTCGGCCGGGGTGCCGATCTCGATTTCGCAATTCTGGCCGACGACGAGGGCGTGTCGGTCACCTTCTCCATCCCCCTGCGCCCTCTGACCCCCTGAAAGGACTGAGACATGGCACGTATCAACAAGCCCGCTCTGATCGAGGCGATTGCCGCCAAGGCCGGGATCACCAAGGCGCAGGCCGAGAGCGCGCTGGACGCGATCACGGCAACCATCAGCGAATCGACGCAGGCCGGGCATTCCGTCGCGCTGCACGGGTTCGGCACCTTCTCGATGCGCCAGCGCGCGGCGCGCCCCGGCCGCAATCCGCATACCGGCGCGCCGATCGATCTGCCGGCGAGCCAGTCGCTGGGCTTCAAGGCCTCGAAGTCGAAGGCGGGTGCGTGATGCCGACCGGCAAGCGCATCCCGGCAGCGGCGATCCGGCGTGTCTGGCTGGACGAAGCGCTGACCACCGTGCAGGCCGCCGAGGCGGTTGGCCTGTCACGGTCGAACCTGTGGCGCCGCGCCAAGGCGTTGGGGCTGCCCCCGCGCAAGAATGGCCGTCGCTTCGAGATCCTCGATCGTGAGGGCTTCGCCCGCATGTGGCAGGCCGGGGTCCACGGCCCCGACATCGCCGGGCATTTCGGGGTGACGTACTCGGCGGTGCGCGGCATGGCGCGCCGTCTGGACCTGCCCCAGCGTCCGCTGGGGTCGCGCCCCTCGATCACCCTGGAAGAGTTCCGCCAGATCGAGCTGGCGGAACGCATGGCGGCCTCGGCCCGTGCGGCCAAGGCGGCGATGCTCGCCCGCCAGAAGGAGGCCGCGTGATGGGTGCGCGCCTCGATCCGGGAATGTTCAGGTCTCCGCAGGACGCGTTCACTGTCGCCTTATCGGCGCTGACGCCGGAAACAGCGGCGCGGTACCGGGCGCTGATCGAGGAAGCAATCTTCGATCAATGGCCCGTCCAGCGCCTAAAAGATACCGCAGCAGCAGTGATCGAGCCTTCGCTTGCGGCGAAAGACCGGCTGGGAGGGTGTCAATGACACTTACGCCCTCCCGCCTGTTGGCCTCGACCACAACGGTGCAGTACACGAAGCGCTCATACAGGACGCGCCAGGCCCCGGCTGAAATGCCGTCCCACGAGGCGAAGCCATCTGTCTCGGCCATGGCCAAGAGCGCCGCGTCCGCCTCGGCATCGAAGGCGGCATCGTATGGCGTTGCCTTGATCGCATCGGTCCTGCCCTGGAATAGGGGGTGGAAGGACCAGAACGCTACAAGCACCTCGTCGGGTGAATTGGGTTGCGGGATGAGCCTCCCCCCCGCAGGCAAGTGCTGCTCGCAGTACCAGCGCCACATTTCCGACAGTTCCATCAGATCCCTCCATCCGGTTGTTGGCGCTTCCGATGGTAAGGGCCGTCTGGCCGAGCCCCAAGCGCAAAGCGCGCCGGGCCGGTCGGGCGGGGTTCTCCGCGCTCCGGCTGCCACCGGGCCTGCGCGTGAGCCGTCCAGCCCGCGCGCTTCCTCCTCCCTGCGCGCGGGCTGGGGCTGGCTGATCGCAGCCGCCCGGCGTCTCGATGACAGCTGGCTGGGTGACATGATCGGCGCGGCCTGCCTGTTCGGCATGCTCTGGCTCGGCCTCTGGGCCGCGGCGGTGTTCGCATGAAACCGGCCAGCCCCTTCCCGGCGTCCGCGCCCGTGCAGCCCGACGCTGCGCGCGGGGTCGGGGCTGGCCGCCATCCCGCGCCGGATGCGCCGCATCCCGCGCCCTGGCCGGTCGAGATGACCGAGATCGGCCTGCAATACGTGATCTCCGGCTGCGAGCGGGTTGCCCTCGCTCGGCCCGAAGGAGGCCAGCAATGAGCCTTCCCCTGATCCTCAGCCCGAAAGGAAGAACATGGGACACCTCCTGCCTTGGTTTGAACCCGGCATCAGCCTGCTGGAACGGGGCCGGCGCAAGGCCGCTTGGGCCGTCGAAAAAGGCTACCGGGCCGAGCATTACCGCGCCGAAGAGCAGCGCCTCGCCGGGCTCATCGCTCAAGGCGCGGTCACCGATCCGGAACGGGGCGCAGGAACGGCGTCCCCTCGTCGCCAAACGGATCAGCCGGGTTGCGCGGTGGAGTGATCAGCCAGTCTTTGGCCTGAAGCAGCGGCACCGCCGCATTGATGTCTGTGTTGTGGTGTTCCAGCCAATGGATCTTGTCCGCGATCGCAGCCACCAGATCCTCACGTTTCAGCACCCCGCTGCGCTCCAGGGCATCGGCCAGAGCGCAGAACAGATGGGCGTTGCCCTCGATGAGCCGGCTCAGTTCGAGCCGCATGTCGCTCAGGCGATCTTCGTCCATGCATCGATTCCTTTTGACTGTGGTTGCGCGACTTTAGGGGCGCATCGCCAGGCAGACCAAGACCCCAACGGAGGGCGCGCATGAGCAGGCGCAGACCCCATCGCGGCGGCAATGATGACCGCCAGATGTCTTTCGATGACTACTTCGTGGTGCCGACCCCCGCCGAGGTGCGGCCGGGCTCGATCGCCGGCTTCGATGCCGAGCTGCGCCAGGCGCTGAGCCAGAGCCTGAAGGAGAACCCGCTGTCGCGCTACGAGGTGGCGGCGAAGATGAGCGAGATGCTGGGCGACGATGTGTCGAAGAACATGCTCGACGCCTATACGGCCGAGAGTCGCGAGACGCATCAGATCTCGGTGGTGCGGCTGGTCGCGATGATCCTCGCGACCCGGGATTATGACCTTCTGGCGATGGTGGCCGAGAAGGTGGGCTGCCGCCTGTTGGTCGGGCAGGAGGCCGTCGCGGCCGAGGTGGGCTTCATCGATCAGGAGATCGAGGAGCTGCGCGCGCGCCGGGCCGAGCTGAAGCGCCTGCATCCCGTCACCCTGCGGAGGGGCCGGGCATGATCGAATGGCGGACCGCGGCGGACTGGGCCGCGCAGGGGCTTCCGGGCGCCCCCGAGAGCAAGAGTGGGTTCATCCGCCGCGCCCGGCGTGACGACTGGATTTGCCGTGAACGCGAGGAACGCGGCGGTGGCCTGGAATACCATTACTCCAGCCTGCCCGACCGGGCGCGCGCGGCCTATCTCCTGCGCCACCGCAAGGCCGTCGCCGCCCCGACGCCGGCCGAGGTTCCGCAGGATGAGGCCTGGGCGGATTACGAGCGCCTGTCGCAGACGCTGAAGGACGAGGCCGAGTTCCGCCTGAAGGTGCTGACCGCCGTCGAGGCGCTGGTCGAGAGTGGCGTGGGCCGCGTTTCGGCGGCCGAGCTTGTCGCGGAAGATGCCGAGGTGAGCCCTGCCACGATCCGCCGCTGGGCGAAGATGGTGAAGGCCGTCGAGCGCCGCAACTGGCTGCCCGCGCTGGCACCGCGCTATGTCGGCAAGACCGACCGCGCCGAATGCGATCCGCGCGCCTGGGATTGGTATCTGGGCCAGTACCTGACGCGGCGCGCCCCGAGCCATGCCGATACCTATCGCCGCCTGGAAGAGATCGCCGCCGTCGAGGGCTGGGTGATCCCGAGCGGCAAGACGCTGGAGCGCCGGGTCGAGAGCGACATCGATCCGCTGACCGTGGTGCTGATGCGCGAAGGCATGGAGGCGCTGGCGCGCCGCCTGCCCAAGCAGCGCCGCGACGAGAGCGTGTTCACGGCGGGCGAGGCGGTCAACGGTGACGGTCTGAAATTCGACCGCCTCTGGGTCAAGTTCCCCGATGGCGAGATCCTCAACACCGCCACCGCCTGGTTCTTCCAGGACATCCGGACGCGCAAGATCCTCGCCTGGCGCCTGGGCAAGACCGAGAACACCGACCTCTTCCGGCTGGCCACCTATGACCTGACCGGGGTCTGCGCGCCCTCGATCATGTATATCGACAACACGCGCGTGGCCGCCAACAAGCTGATGACCGCCGGCGCCGAGAACCGTCACCGCTTCAAGGATGGTGACAGCGACGGTGTGGGCCTGCTGATCGCGCTCGGCATCGATCCGCGTTTCACCAACCCGGACAAGGAGACGGGCAACCCCGGCGCGAAGCCGATCGAGCGCGCCTTCGGCATAGGCGGCCTGCACGACAAGGTGGCAACCCATCCCTCGTTTATCGATCGCGGCTACAGCAAGGCCACGGCGATCACCTATGAGGAGCTGCACGCGGCCCTTGTCCATGAGGTCGCGCGCCACAACGCCCAGCCCAAGCGCCGGACCATGGCCTGCCGGGGCATCCTGAGCTTCGATCAGGCCTGGGAAGAAGCGACCGCCAGCATCACCTTCCGCCGCTTTGCCGAGCGTCAGCGCCGCCTTCTCTTGATGGTGCGCGAGGTGGTGACCGTGAACCAGGCGGGCGAGATCGCAATCGACGCGGGCCGGGGTGCCTATGGCCGCAACCGCTATTGGTGCGAGGCCTCGGCCGCGCTGGCAGGCAAGAAGGTGGTCGCGCATTTCGACCCCGAGAACCTGCACGGCGGCGCGCATGTCTATTCGCTCGATGGCCGGTACCTGTTTGAGGTCAAGCATATGACCGCCGTGGGCTTCAACGCGACCGAGGATGGCCGCGAGTGGAACAAGAACCGCGCGCGGATGGTCAAGGCCACCAAGAAACAGGCCGAAGCCGCGAGCCGCATGAGCCAGCTGGAGCGCGAGAACCTCTACGGCAAGGCCATCGAGGCCCGAGCCGAAGAGGCAGGTCCGCCGCCTGAGCCCAGCTCGACCGTGGTGGCCGCGCATTTCCGCGCCATCCCCGACCCGACCCGCGACAGCGCCCTGCCCGAAGTCGAAGCCGCGCCTGGTGTGATCGATTTCGCGGCGATGGCGGCGCGCCAGCGTCCGACCGGCCTTGCCGAGGATGAGGACGAGCAGAGCGATTTCATGCGCCGCGCTCTTGCCGGCATCCGCACCCGTCAGGGCATCCCGCCCGCGGAATAAGAAACGGCCGGCGGCGCCCCACGCCGACCGGCCAGCCCCTGCAACTGCATCTTGAGGAGACAGCAGATCATGACCCCGAACGCCCAGATTGTCCAGATGACCCCCGAGACCGAGGAAGATGACTATGTGAGCGGCCGCCTGCCGCTGATCGATCGCGCCCGGGCCACCATTGCCCGCCGTGGCCTGTCGCAGGTCAAGGCCGGTCAGGAAATCGGCATTTCCGGCACGGCGCTGAACCAGTGGCTCAACGGCAAGTACCAGGGCAACATCCCGGCCGTCGAAGCGGCGGTCGAGATCTGGCTCGACAATCAGGAGCGCCGCGACCAGGTGGCGGGCTCGATGCCGGTGGCGCCCGAGTTCTTCCGCTCGCCCTCGGCCGAGAAGGTGGTGAATGCGCTGAGCTATGCCCAGATGGCCGGCGACATCGTCTGCATCTACGGCAATCCCGGCGTGGGCAAGACCAAGTCCTTCCGCCATTACCGCGACACCAACCCCTCGGTCTGGATCGCCACCATGTCGCCCGACAGCGCGGGCCTCGTGCCGGCGCTGGAGGAGGTGGCCGAGGCCATCGGTCTGCGCGATGCCGGGGGTGGTGCGCGCCGGATCGCCCGCGCCATTCGCCGCAAGATCGAGGGCACGCGCGGCCTCCTGATCATCGACGAGGCGCAGCATCTCTCGACCTCGGCGCTGGAGGAACTGCGGATCTCGATCCATGACGCGACGGGCATCGGCCTCGTCTTCGCGGGCAACCCCGAGGTCTATTCGCGGCTGACGGGCGGCAACCGCTCGATGCGCTTTGCCCAGATCTTCAGCCGCATCGGCATGCGCCTCTTCATCCCGCGCCCGACCGTGGGCGATGTGCGGGCGCTGGCGGCCGCCTGGGGCGTCAAGGGCGCGCCCGAGGTCGAGCTGCTGAAAGAGGTGGCTGCCGAGCCCGGCGCCCTGCGCGGCGCGAGCAAGGTGCTGGCGCTGGCCTCGATGGCGAGCGGCGGCGAGGTCACCCTCGCGGCCCTGCGCCAGGCCCGCGTCAATCTCGGCGGGCAGGAGTGAGCATGATGCTGTCCGGCGAGATCCGCGCGATCAACTTCTCCCTCCGCGACACCTCCGACAAGGGCGATCTCACGCCCGAGTTTCTCGACCTTGCGCTCGATGTCCTGGCCGATGTGGCCGACCGGGTCGAGCTGATCGAGGGGCTGGTCGTGCCCGCCTCGGCCACCCTCCCCGAACCCCCCAGCGAGGCGGGCAACGTGGTCCGCCTCGATCCCTGGCGCAAGCGACTGGATGCGATCCAGCGACCTGCGCCGCACCACCCCGCAACCCCCGCGTAAACGGCGCTCCGGCGCCCCTTCAGGAGACCTCCATGAATACCCAGACCGACATTCAGCCCGAAGCCCCCGCCGATGGCATCATCGAGATCCAGGGCGAGAAGTACATGCGCAATACCTCGGGCCACCTCGTGCCCCTGGAGACCATCCAGCCCGAGGATCTCCTCATGGACGAGACCACGCGCAAGATCTGCGGCTTCGCCCTGGATCTGTCCGCGCAGATCAGCCGCTTCCACGGGCACACCTTCGACGACATCGTCACCACCATCGATCTGATGAACGAGAAATACGGCCGCCGCCTGGGCGGCGCGAAGGGCAATGTCACGCTCACGAGCTTCGACGGCACTTTGCAGGTCAAGGTCCAGGTGCAGGACCAGATCACCTTCGGCCCCGAGCTTCAGGCGGCGAAGGAACTGGTCGATGTCTGCATCTCGCGCTGGTCCGAAGGCTCGAATGCGCAGGTGCGCACGCTGATCCAGCATGCCTTCCAGGTGGACAAGGAGGGGCGCATCAACCGCTCGGCCCTGTTCCAGCTGCGCCGCATGCGCGTCGAGGACGGTGACCCGGAATGGCGCGCCGCCATGGATGCGCTGTCCGATGCGATCCGGGTGATCGGCTCCAAGGAATACCTGCGCTTCTACCGCCGCGAGCATGCCCGCGCCCGCTGGGAACCCATCACCATCGATCTGGCCAGCGCCTGACCGCCATCCAAGGGAGTGAGTACCATGACCATGACTGACCGAGACCTGCGCCTGAGCATCCTCGACAAGGCGCTCGCCGGCGCGAAGCTGCCCGAGGCCATCGAATACGCCCATGACATGTGGCGCTTCATCAGCGGGCAGGATGCCGCGCTGGCCTTTGACGAGACCTGCGAGGGCGCGATCGAGCTTGCGGCGGCGGATGCCGGTGACGGCATTGTCGGCATCGCGCTCGACATCAACGGCAACTGGCACCAGATCGACGCGGCCGGGAACCACGTCACCCTCGCGCATGACTATTTCGACAAGCATGCGGTCTGGGGGCGGATGCGCGATATCGTCACCGCCGATGGGCATGCCCTGGTCGAGATCCCGCATTTCTGGGTGCGCTTCGAGATCCGGGGTGACGATCATCTGTGGTGGGTCAGCCCGCGCGCGGCGGCAGGCTTCTCGCTGCACCCCGCCTTCCTGACCCCGGACGGGCGCTCCTGCGCCGTGCTGCGCGTCGGCAAGTATCTGGCCAGCAAGAACGAGGGCAAGCTGGAAGTGGCCGCAGATCGCGCGCCCTGGACCTCGATCACCATCGACGAGGCCCGCGCCCAGTGTCAGGGCCTCGGTCAAGGCTGGCGCCTGTGGTCGGTCTATGATCAGGCGGCGGTGCAGATCCTCGCGCTGATCGATCTGGGCACCCCGGATGTGCAGACCGCGATCGCCCGCGGCAACGTCGATGTCAGCGGCATGAAGCCGACCGGTACCACCGGGGCGGTCTGGCGCGGCATCGATGATCTCTGGGGCAATGCCTGGCAATTTGTGGATGGCCTGCGCATCAGCAAGGGTGGCGTGATCGAGGTCTGGCATGACACGATCCCCGGCCCGGATGCCTGGGTGAACACGGGCATTGCCTATGGCCCCGGCACCGATGACGGCTATCCGGCCGATCTGCATATCGAAGGCGGCGACAGCTTCAACCTGCCGTTCCTGTTCCTGCCCTCATCCGTCAGAGATGCGCGCGAGGATGCCATCCTTCCCGACTACGTCTGGGGCCGGTGGGCTGACCGTGAAACCATCGCCTTGAGCGGGGGCGACTGGTACGATGGCTCGTATGCCGGCGTCTTCGCCCTCAACCTGAGCTACGCACGTTCGTACGCGAACAGCCTCTTCGGCTTCCGGCCCGCTTTCGTGTTCTGACATCTGATCCCCTGACATCTGAAGGCCCGCCGAGAGGCGGGCCCGTCTCCCGGCGAAACCGCATTGCGGTCTGCGGGCCAAGGGCACCCCCGCACTGATGAGCCAGCCCGGAACAGGAGGCAGCGACATGCATATTCTGATCGACCTCGCCGGCGTCACCGCGCTTGCGGCCGTGGCGGCCGTGGTGGTCCTTTTGCTGGCGGCGACCTGGGCTGGCACCTATGGGCCGCCCAGCTGCTACATCCGCCTGGTCCAGGGCATGGGCCTCGCGGCGGCCGTGTTCCTTGTCGCATGGGCGGCACTCTATGCGCAGGTGGGTCTGTGATGCTGATCCTGCACGAGCACCTGCGCCTCAAATCCTTCAGCTCGACCACGAAGGGCACCAAGGGCGTCGTCAAGATCGAGGTCGAGATCGATGACCTCTACGAGCTGGGCTTCTTCCTGCGCAGCCTGGCCGATACCGAGGCAGAGCAGAAGCGCAAGGCGGCCGAGGCGCGAAAGCCGAAGCCGGAGGCGCGCAAGGTCCGCCAGCTGGCCCTGCCCGCACCGCGGCTGGCCCTGCCTTCGCCGCACGGAGGTGAGTGAGATGCCCCCTGGCGTCCGGCAGCCCAAACCTGCCCCTGTTCCACCTTGCGCCTATTGCGGATCTCGCCTGGCGCCTGGTGCCGTGACTTGCTCGAACTGTGGAGCGTCAAGACAATGAGCAACGCGATCAAAGCCATCCACGCCAGCCGCCGCCAGGTGCAGGGCCTCGACGACGAGGACACCTGGCGCGATTTCCTGGAGCAGCTCACCGGCCAGCGCTCGATCCGGGCGATGGACGAGGTGGCGCGTCAGCAGGTGCTTGATGCCCTGCGCGCCCGGGGTGCGGCCAGCGGCAATGCCGCGCGCAGCTTTCGCCCCTCGGACAAGCCCCATGTGCGCAAGGTCTTTGCGATCTGGGGCGCCATGTGCCGCGCCGGCATCCCCGAGAACCCGACCCGCGCCGGCCTGCGCGCCTTCGTCGCCAAGATGACGGCCACGGCTGAGCGCCCCGAGGGGATCGGCAACCCGGAATGGCTTGAGCCCGAGGCCGCCCGCAAGGTCACCGAGGCGCTGAAGTCCTGGGAGCGCCGTGCCCTGGCCAAGAAGGAAGCCCATCGATGACCCGCCGCAAGTCCCGCTCCTACCGTATCCAGGCGGATGCCGCGACGATCGCCCGTCTGGGCGCGGCCCTGGTCGATGATCACAAGGATCTGCTCGACGAGGGTTGGGTGATCTGCGCGACCTCGGGCCTGTGGCGGACCAACCAGGGCACGCTGACCATCCGCATCGCCTATCGCCATCGCGGCCGGGGGTCGTCCCTTGTGCATACGATCCGCGGCATCGACCCGTCCTGCGCGGGCGAGGCAGAGGCGCGCCATGCCTGAGGACCGCGCCGATCCCTTCGACGGCCTGCCGCCGACCCTGCGCCAGGTGGCCGAGGTTGCCGGCATCGAGGCGGCCGCGCGTCTGGCGCGCGACCACGGGGGGACCGAGATCTACATCCGGCGGACGCTCGACCTGGAGCATGTGCTGGTCAAGTCGGTGGGGATGGAAGCGGCGGCTTCCATCCTCGAACGCTTTGGCCCGGGGGCGCTGGAGGTTCCGCTCTGGCTGAGCGGGCGCGGGCAGCAGCTCGCCCGCCGGATCATCACCCTACTCGATGAGGGGCAGTCCGAGGCGCGTATCGCCCGGACCCTCAACTGCCATATCCGCACCGTGAGGCGCTACCGCGCCCGCGTGCCCTCGGCGCAGATGGATCTCTTCTCGCTTCTCGACGATGAAGAGAGCCCTTGCGCGACGGACGATTTTGACGAAAGCGGAGACAGGACGGGAAGGCCGCCGGACAGGGGTCCGGGTCGGAACTGACCGTGCCGCGATGACAGGGTGACCGGGTGCAAACAGCAGCGGTTGACCCTCATCATGAACATCTTCGACATCCAGGGCCATCTGAAGGCGCTCGGGCATGACCCGGGTCCGATCGATGGCGTCTGGGGCGCGCAGACCCGTGCGGCCCTGCTCTCGCTCCTCTATATCCTGCGTGCCATCGCCCTGCCGGGTGCCGCCAGCTGGCCGGTTTCGCGCCAGCGGATCGCGGCCGAGCAGGCGATCATGGCGGCGAGCGGCTTCGAGACCGGACCCATCGACGGGCTTGACGGCCCGCTGACGGCGGCCGCGCGCGCCCAGTTCGAAGCCCGCACCCGACCGCGCATTGAGGGCGCGGCCAGCGCGCCAACCGGCATCCGGCAGGGGTCTGCGGGCCACCTCGTGCGCGAGATCATCATCCATTGCGCCGCGACCCGGCCCGAGTGGATGGGCAATCAGACCCTGCGCGAGCAGGTCGAGGAGATCCGCAACTGGCACCGCGCGCGGGGCTGGCGCGATATCGGCTATCACTGGATCATCGGTCGCGACGGCTCGATGCTGGCCGGGCGTCCCGAGACCGAGGTCGGGGCCCATGTCCAGGGGCACAATTCCGGCACGATCGGCATCTGCCTGATCGGTGGCTTCGGCAGCGCCACCACCGACCGCTTCTCGGATCACTTCACCGCGGCGCAGGGCGTCACGCTGGAGGCGCAGATCCAGGCGATCTCGATGCGCACCCCGATCGAGCGGGTGAGCGGCCATAACGAATACGCGGCCAAGGCCTGCCCTGGCTTCGATGTCACGCGCTGGCTGGAGGGGCAGTCCTGATGAACCCCTCGCCCCTGCCGCCGCTGCCTGCCTGGCACGCCCGCTCCTTCTATGCCCAGCTCCTCCTCGTCCTGACCGTGGCCGCCCATGCCTTCGGTCTCGACCTCGGGGTCTGGGTGGGGCGCATCGGCCTCGATGCGCCCGAGCAGCTGATCGATCTCGCCATGACGATCATGCCCTGGGTCTTCGGCCTCTGGGCCTGGCTCGAACGCCGCGCGCCCAAATACCAGCTCGTCTTCCGGCGAGAGCGTGGCGCGGAGGGCCTGCCATGAGCTGGCTGCCCGATGTCATCGCCCTGATCCTCGGGCTTCTGGCCGGGATCGGCGCAACCTGGAAGATCGCCGCCTCTCGCGGGCGGCGCGAGGGACAGCGCGAAGCGGAAGCAGAGACGGAAGTCCGCACGCTTCGCAACCATGTGGAAACAAGGGAACGTATCGATGAAGCGGATCGCAAGCCTCTCGATGGTGATGATGCTCGCAGCTGGCTGCGCGACTTCTCGGCCGGAGGCCGTGCAGGGCCCAAGCGGTGAGGCCATCTGCCAGGGGCTTGAGCGCCCGGCGCGGGACCATGCCGCGGCGCTGGCCGAGGATGGCGGGCCGCTCTCGATCGACACGGGCGTGAGCCTGGTGCGCGGCCTTGCCGCTGCCTGCGTCTACGATCTGGGCGCGGCGGGGTGAGCATGGATCTGACCTATATCCTGCAATGGCTGCCGCTCCTCAACGTGGTGTTCATCCCGGCCGCGGGCTGGCTCATCCGCGCCGCCACCCGCTCCATGGCCACCAAGGACGATATCGCCGTGCAATCCAGCCGTCTCGACACCCTCGCCCGGCGCGTTGACCTGATGGAGCGGGACATCAAGCACCTGCCCGACGCGGAGGATTTCGCGGGGCTGAAGGAACAGATGGCGGCGCTCAGCGGCGCCGAGAAGGTCCAGACCCAGGAGCTGATCGGGTTGTCGCAATCCGTGGCGCGCATCGAGGACTGGCTGATGAGGGGCGTGAAGTGAGTTACAGGGATTTCATCGCGGAGCACCGCCGGCAATTCGTCCTGCAGCTTCTGGACGAGGTGGGCAGCTCGGCCAATGAAGACATCGTCTACCAGGGCGTGCGCCAGGGCTTCCGTCCGATCAAGGGCGTGACCCGCGACGTGATCCGCGCCGATCTCGACTGGCTGCACAACCGCCACCTCGTCGCCTTCGAATGGCTCGACGACACCATGCTCGTGGTCACCCTGACCGAGCGTGGGTCCTACGTGGTCAGCGGCGATATCGAGGTCGAGGGGGTCAAGGTCCCGGACGCGCGGAGGTAAGCATGGCCCGCCCGTCCACGATCCAGCGCCTGCCTGCGGAGCTGCGCGACCTCATTGGCGAGCTGCGCGAGCGGGGCCGCACCATCGACGAGATCCTGTCGAAGCTGCGCGAGCTCGATGTCGATGTCTCGCGCTCGGCGCTCGGCCGGCATGTCAAGCAGATCGATGCCATCGGCTCGGAGATCCGCCGTTCGCGGGCCGTGGCCGAATCGCTCGTGCGCCAGTACGGCGAAGCTCCGGAAAGCCGCACCGCCCGCCTGAACATCGAGCTCATGCAGGGCCTCGTGACCCGTCTCATGTTTGCCGAGGACGGCGAGGCCATCCAGTTCGAACCCAAGGACGCGATGATGCTCGCGACCGCGCTCCAGAAGCTGGCCCAGGCCGCAAAGCAGGATGCCGACCGCGAGGTTCTGATCCGCAAGGAGTTCGCCAAGAAGCTCGATGATGCGATCGCAGCCGCCGAGGAAGCCGGCGAGCGCGGCCTGTCGCTCGAACGCCTGGCCGAATTGCGCCGCGGCTTCCTGGGCGTGGGGCGGGCAAGCTGATGTCCGAGCTGAAGTCCGACCTTCCCGGCGTCCATTCCGAGCCCCCGCGCTCGCCCGTAGATGACCAGGTGCCGGGTGCCCTGCCGCCCGAGGATCTCGACCCGCTGGCAGACGGCATCCTGATGGCGCATCAGCGCGCCTGGATCGAGGATCAATCCCCGCTGAAGCTTGCCGAGAAAGGCCGCCGCACCGGGGTCACCTTTGCCGAGGCGCTCGACAGCACCCTGATCGCCGCCTCGTCGCGCGCGGCCGGGGGCGATCACACCTGGTATATCGGGGACACCAAGGACAAGGGCCTGGAGTTCATCTCGGTCTGCGCCCGCTTTGCCAAGACCATCGCGCGCGAGCTGGTCGAGATCGAGGAGTTCCTCTTCGAGGACAAGCAGACCGATGGCACGAGCCGCTTCATCAACGCCTACCGCATCCGCTTCGCCAGCGGCTTCCAGGTCGCGGCCCTGTCTTCGAACCCTGCCAACATCCGGGGTCTTCAGGGCCGGGTGGTCATCGACGAGGCGGCGTTCCACCGCAACGTGGCCGCCGTGATCGATGCCTGCAACGCGCTGCTGATCTGGGGCGGTGTCATCCGCATTATATCGACCCATAACGGGGCCTTGAACCCGTTTAACGAGCTGATCAAGGAGACCCGCGAGGGGCGCTACGACTACCGCATCCACCGCATCACCTTCGACGATGCCGTCGAGAACGGCCTCTATGAGCGCGTCTGCCTGATCCGTGGCTGGACGGCCTCGGCCGAGGGCAAGCGCGACTGGTATGCGCGAGTGCGCCGGTCCTACGGCACGCGCGTCGAGGCCATGCGCGAGGAGCTCGACGCGATCCCGCGCGAGGGCGAGGGCGTCCTTCTGCCCCTCGCCTGGATCGAGGCCGTCTCGACCCCCGAGTATGTGGTCAAGCGCTGGGAACCCGGCGGCACCAGCTTCGTCGATCTGCCCGAGACCTATCGCCGCGCCGAGATGCGCGACTGGCTGGAGCGCGAGCTCGGACCCATCCTGCAAAGCTTCACCCCGGACATGGGGCCCTTTGCCCTGGGCGAGGACTTCGGCATGCGGCAGGACCGCACCTCCTTCGTGATCGGCTACGCCGCGCAGGATCTCGTGCGCCATGTGCCCCTGATCGTCGAGCTGCGCCAATGCCCCTATGACCAGCAAAAGCAGGCGCTCTTCTGGATCGTCGAGCGCCTGCCGCGCTTCACCAAGGGCATCCTCGATGCCAACGGCAACGGCATGGCGCTGGCCCAGGAGGCGCGCCAGAAGTTCGGACCCGAGACGATCACCGAGCTCATCGCCTCGGATGCCTGGCACCGCGAGTTCACGCCCGGCTTCCGCAGCGCCTTCGAGGATCGCACCATCCGCCTGCCGGCCGACCGGGACGTGCGCGATGACCTGCGCCAGATCCGCATGATCGGCGGCGTGGGCAAGGTGCCGCGCGACGTGCGCACCGAAGGCACCGATGGCGGGCGCCGTCATGCCGACACGGCCGTGGCGCTCATGAACTTCCACGCCGCGACCGGCTCCGAGAGCTATGAGTATGGATACCGCGCGGCCTCGGATCTGCGTCCGGCGGATCTCGATCACGACGACGGGGCCGGCACGGCCCGCTTTGGCCGCAGAGGGGCATGGTGATGGCGAAGCTTCTGGATCAGTACGGCCGACCCGTCGAGATGCAGCGCCTGCGCCAGGAGCAGGCCGAGCCCACGCTCTCGGGCGTGCGCGGCATCCTGTCCGGGCATCCCGCCCAGGGCCTGACGCCCTCAAAGCTCCAGCGCCTCCTGCGCATGGCCGAACAGGGCGATGCCACCGCCTATCTGGAGCTGGCCGAGGAAATGGAGGAGAAGGACCTCCATTACCTCTCGGTCCTGGGGACCCGCAAGCGCGCCGTGGCGCAGCTGGAGATCACCGTCGAGAGCGCCTCGGATGACGCAGCCGATATCGAGAATGCCGACCTCGTGCGGGACTGGCTTCGCCGCGACCAGCTTGAAGACGAGATGTTCGACATCCTCGATGCGATCGGCAAGGGCTTCTCGGTCACCGAGATCATCTGGGACATGTCCGAGCGGCAATGGTGGCCCGCCCGGCTGAAGCGCCGCGACCAGCGCTGGTTCGAATTCGACCGCGAAGACGGCGAGACGCTCTATCTCAAGGGGATCTCCGGGGCCGAGGCGCTCTGGCCGTTCAAGTATGTGACGCATTTCGTGGCGGCGAAGTCCGGCCTGCCGATCCGGGGCGGCCTCGCGCGCGCCGCCGCCTGGGCCTATCTCTTCAAGAACTATGATCTGAAGGACTGGGTCACCTATATCGAGGTGCATGGCCAGCCCCTGCGGGTGGGCAAATACCACACCGGCGCGACCGAGGCGGACAAGGAAGTCCTGCTGCGGGCCGTGGCCAATATCGGCTCGGATGCCGCAGCGATCATCCCCTCGAACATGGTGATCGAGTTCGTCGAGGCCGCCAAGAGCGGCGGCGGTACCGGCACCGATATCTACGAGAAGCTCGCCAACTGGCTCGACAAGCAGGTGTCAAAGGCGGTGCTCGGCCAGACCTTGACCACCGAGGTGGGCGGCGGCTCGCTGGCGGCGGCCCGGGTCCATGACGATGTGCGCCGCGACATCATGCGCGCCGATGCCCGCCAACTCGCGAGCGCCCTCAACCGCGACATCGTCCGCCCGCTGATCGACCTCAACAAGGGTCCCCAGAAACGCTACCCCCGGGTCAATATCGGCTTGCCCGTGGCCATCGACACCAAGCAGTTCGCGGATGCCCTGGGCGTGCTGCTCGACCGCGGCCTGCGCGTCGGGCAAAGCGTGGTGCGCGACCGCATGGGCCTGCCCGACCCGGATGACGAGGACGAGCTGCTGACCCCCTCGGGCAAGGGGGCTGCGCCCGCGCCGCAGGCGCCGGCACCCGCGCCCGCCGTGCCGCCTGCCGTCCAGTCTGCCCGCCCCGGTGTCGGGCATGATGCCTCCTGCTCCTGCCATGCCGCCGCCCCCGACGAGATCGACCGGCTGGCCGACACGCTGGCCGGCGACTGGCGCGAGGTGGCCGAGCCGCTAATCGATCCCGTGCGCAAGCTGATCGGGGAGGCGGGCAGCCTGGAAGAGGTCCGCGACCGCCTGGCCACGCTGATCGCGGAGATGGACACCGCCGCCTTCGAAGAGATGATGATGCGCGGCACCTTCAGCGCCCGCCTCGCCGGCCAGGTGGAGGCCGACCTTGGCGGAGATTGAGCTCACCGCCCAGCCGCCGGAAGAGGCGGTCGAGGCCTTCCGCCGCAAGGGCTTCGAGATCGGCTTCGATTGGCGCGACACCCAGCGCGAGGAGCATTCCCGCGCCTTCACCGTGGCGAAGGTTGCCTGCCTCGATCTTCTGGGCGAGATCCGCGCGGCCGTGGATGCGGCAATCGCGGAGGGCATCACGCTTCAGGAGTTCCAGCGCCGGCTGACACCGCTCTTGCAGGAGCGTGGCTGGTGGGGGCGCCAGGCGATGACCGATCCCCTGACCGGCGAGACCCGCGACGTGCAGCTCGGCTCGCCCCGCCGGCTGCGCATCATCTATGACACCAACCTGCGCATGGCCCATGCCGCCGGCCGCTGGGAGCGCATCGAGCGCGTGGCGGAGCGCCGGCCCTGGCTGCGCTATGTCGCTGTCCTCGATGACCGCACCCGCGATCTGCACCGCGCCTGGCATGATACCGTGCTGCGCTGGGACGATCCCTGGTGGGGGCAATGCGCCCCGCCCAATGGCTGGAACTGCCGATGCACGGTGCAGCAGCTCGGAGACCGCGACCTTGCCCGGCGCGGCCTCACGCCCTCGGACGCCCCGGTCCTGCCGACACGGCGCTGGGTCAACCAGCGGACGGGTGAGGTGCGCGAGATCCCGCGCGGCATCGATCCCGGCTTCGACTATAATGTCGGGCGCGCCAACATGGACCATCTGCGCGCCACCGCCACCGCCAAGATCGACGCGGCCAGCGGGGACCTTGCCCGCGCCACCCTGCGCGAGATGACCACAAGCCCCGCCTTCGACAGCTTTCTGCGCTCGCCGGGTTCGGGCCGCGCCGGCTTTCCTGTCGCCACCGGCGGTGATCGCCTGGGCGCCAGCCTGCCCACCGTGACCCTGCCGCCCGACACCGCCCGGCGCCTGGCCGAGAGCGCCACGGCCGAGGATTGGCACCAGGTGCAATCGCTGATCGATACGGCCACCCCGGATCGCCAGGAGAGCACCGTCACGCTCTCGGGCGACGGGTTGCGCGTCGAGGCCGAAGAGGTCGAGGGCCGCATCGTCCTGCGTGACCTTCGTCGCGATGGCGCCTGACCTCTTTCGGGGTGCTGGGTGCCAGTTTCGCGCAGAGGCTCTGAGCGGGCCGTGGAGGGGCCAAGGCGGGTTTCGGCACCCGTGAGCCGCGCCAAGTTCTTAAACGTCTGTTAAACGCGTTTAAGGGGGGTCTGCGGCGATGCGGGGAAGGCCTCGCCCCCTGCGCCTGCCATTTCCACGATGAAGGGGAGGATCGGGCCGGACAGCTGTCCCGGTAGGACCACCCGCCCGCATCCTTAAAGCTTGCCCAAGAACGACCGGCAATCAAGCCGCTTCGTCACCGAAAAGGGCAAGAACCGACAATGCGCTTCCTGATCGCGACCCATGCCGCGCCGCTTGGCTCCAGTGATGGCGGCCAGGCTCCGGAATGGGTGCATCTGATCCCGGCCGGGCGCACCTCGGGGCGCGATGGCCGCGGCCCCTATGTGCTGGAGGATGCGCAGGCCGTGGTCGCGGCGTCGATCCGCGAGGGGCTCGACGCTGTCATCGACTACGATCACCAGACCGACCTTGCCGCCGTGAAGGGCGTGGGCGGCACCGCCCCGGCGGCCGGCTGGATCAAGGCTCTCGAAGCCCGCGCAGACGGGATCTGGGGCAAGGTCGAATGGACCGAGAAGGCGGCGGCCGCCATCGCCGCCCGCGAGTATCGCTACATCTCGCCGGTCTTCATCCACACCCGCGCCGGGCAGATCAAGGCCGTGCTGCGCGCCGGCCTCACCAACAATCCCAACCTCAACCTGACGGCTCTCGCCGCCGGGGACACCCAGCTTCAGTCCGAAGGAGACACCATGGATGAGCTTCTGAAAGCGCTGGCCAAGGCTCTCGGCCTTCCCGCCGATGCCGATCAGGCCGCGATCATGGCGGCCATCGCCGCCCTGGGCGAGCGCGAGACCGCCGCGCAGGCCGCGATCACCGCCATCGCCTCGGCCGCCGGCGTGACCCCGGCCGCCGATCCCGCCGCCACCGCGACCGCCGTGCAGGCGGCCTTCACCGCGGCAGGCCAGGGCGCGGCCGGCAACCCCGATCCCAAGCGCTTCGCGCCGATCGAGGTGGTCACCAGCCTGCAATCCCAGGTCAAGACCCTGATGGAAGAGCGCGGGGCCTCGGTGGTCGATCAGGCCATCAAGTCCGGCAAGGTGCCGCCCGCCAACCGCGACTGGGCCGTGGCCTATCACGCCAAGGACCCGGAAGGCTTTGCCCAGTTCCTCGACGGCCAGCCCGCCATCCTGAGCCAGGGCGGCAAGACCACCCCGAAGCCGGGCGCCGGTGACGCCGCCCTCGATGCCGAGGACATCGCGGTTGCCGCCGCCATGGGCCTCACCCCCGAAGAGTTCACCGCCAGCCGCAAGAAGGAGACCGCCTGATGGCCGCGCTGACCAAGGACCGCAACACGCCCGAGCGCTCGGGCAAGGACTTCGTCTATCCCGTCGCCGCCGCCACCCGGATCTTCGCAGGCTCGCTCGTCGTGCTTGACGCGGGCGTGGCGAAACCCGGCTCGACCGACACCGGCCTCGTGTCGGTGGGTCGCGCCGAGGCGCATGCCGACAATACCGGCGGCGCTGCCGGTGCCGTGGGCGTCAATGTCCGCGCCGGCGTGTTCCGGTTTTTCAACTCGGCGGGCGCCGACGAGATCACCCTCGCCGAAGTCGGCAGCGATGCCTGGATCGTCGATGACCAGACGGTCGCCAAGACCAATGGCTCGTCCGCCCGCTCGAAGGCGGGCCGCATCGTCGATGTCGATGGCAACGGCGTCTGGGTTTCGATCGGCTAAGGAGGCCACACATGCTACTCAATCAGGCCAATCTCGGCCGTCTCTTCACCGGCTACAGCGCCGCCTTCCAGCGCGGTCTCGGCCAGGCCGATCCGCAATGGCAGCGCGTGGCCACCCGCGTCCCCTCGACCACCCGCGAGGAGAAATACGGCTGGCTCGGCCAGACCCCGAACCTGCGCGAATGGGTCGGTGACCGGGTCATCAAGTCGATCGAGACCCATGACTATTCGATCAAGAACAAGTCCTGGGAAAGCACGATCGAAGTCAGCCGCGACGACATCGAGGATGACACCTACGGCGTCTATTCGCCCCTCTTCGAAGAGATGGGCCGCTCGACTGTCGCGCATCCGAACCAGCTGGTGTTCAGCCTGCTGGGCCAGGGCTTCACGACCGCCTGCTACGATGGCCAGTATTTCTTCGACACCGATCACCCGGTGCTCGACGAGAACGGCGCGGTGACCTCGGTCTCGAACACCGGCGGCGGCTCGGGCGATGCCTGGTTCCTGATCGACGACAGCCGCGCGCTGAAGCCGATCCTCTACCAGGTGCGCAAGGACTACAACTTCGTGCGCCAGGACAAGGAGGAAGACGAGAACGTCTTCATGCGCAAGTCCTTCCGCTACGGCGTCGATGGGCGCTCGAACGTGGGTCTGGGCTTCTGGCAGTTCGCCTATGGCTCCAAGCAGACGCTGAACAAAGCGGGCTACAAGGCCGCGCGCACGGCGCTCATGGGCATGAAGGGCGACTATGGCCGGCCGCTGGGTCTGCGCCCGCGTCTCCTCGTCGTGCCGCCCTCGCTCGAAGAGGCGGGGCTCGAACTTCTCAATGCCGAGCGCGATGCGGCCGGGGCGACCAACGTCTACCGCGGCACCGCTGAGCTGCTCGTCTGCGAATGGCTGTGAGGAGAGCTGTGATGTCCAAGATCAAGGTCCTGCGTATCACCGCCCGCCACGATGGCTTCCGCCGTGCCGGCATCGAGCACCGCGCCACCCCCGTCGATCACCCGCTCGACAGCCTCACCAAGGATCAGATCGCCCAGCTGAAGGGCGAGCCCGGTCTCGTGGTGATCGAAGTCGAGATCGACGGCCCGGCTGAAGGGGCTTCCGAAGGCAGCGCCGATCAGGCGCCCGCCCCCAAGAAGGCAGCGGCCCCCAAGGCCGCGCCCGCCGCGCCCGCGAAGTGACGCGCGCCCTGCACTCCGAGGACTGACCCATGGCCTATGCCAACCACCAGGACATGATCGACCGCTTTGCCGAGCAGCAGCTCGTCGAGGTGACCGATCCCGATCTTGTCGCGATCAAGGTCGCGGCGCTCGATCGCGCCCTGGAAGATGCCTCGGACGAGATCGACGGCTATCTGGAGGGGCGCTACCGGCTGCCTCTCCAGCAGCCTCCGCGCTCGCTGCGGCTTCTGGCGTGCAACATCGCCATGTACCGGCTGCTATCCCTGCGCCAGATCGACGTGATGGAAGACCAGCGCCAGCGCTACGAGGATGCGATCAAGTTCCTCCGCGCGGTGGCCAATGGCGACATCAACCTCGGCCTGACCCAGCTCGGGGATACGGTCGCGCCGGCGGGCGGCCCGACCCTGGTGGCGGGGCCTGCGCGCACCTTCAGCCGTGACAAGCTGCGGGGGTATTGATGTCGCAAGGTGTCAGCGTCGTTGTCCGGGTCGAGGATGAGGGCTTCCGCGAAGCCCTCACGCGGCTCATCCAGCGCAGCGCCAATCTTCAGCCCGTCTTCGACGAGATCGGCTCGGCGCTTCAGACCACGACCGAGGAGCGCTTCGAGGATGAGGCGGGCCCCGATGGGGCGGCCTGGGCCGCGCATTCGCCGGTCACCCTGCTGAAACGGGGCGCCAGCGCCAAGAAGCTGCGCCACCGCAACCATCTCTACCAGTCGCTCAACTACGCCGCCGGCCGCCTTCAGGCCACGGTCGGCACCAATCGCGCCTATGCGCGCATCCATCAGCTGGGCGGGAAGGCCGGGCGCAACCGCAAGGTCACGATCCCGGCCCGTCCCTATCTCGGCATCAGCGAGGAGGATCGCCGCATGATTGGCGAGATCCTGACCGATCACCTGGCAGAGGCGGTGCGCCCATGATCCGCGAAATCGAAGCCTCGATCGTCGCCCGCCTCGACGCGGCGCTCGACAAGCTGCATGTCGCGGCCTTCCCCGACAAGCCCGAGAGCTTCAAGCTCACCCATCCCGCCGGCGCGGTCCTCGTGGCCTATGGGCGCGAGGTCTACTCGAAGCCCCGCGACATCGCTCTCGTGGCGCAGGATCGCCGCATCGAATGGGACATCTCGATCCTGACGCGCAACCTGCGCAGCCATGTGGGCGCCTATGACGTGCTCGATGCCGTGCGCATGGTCCTGACCGGCTGGCGCACCGAGGGGTGCAGCAAGCTCATCCCCGTGCGCGCCGAGTTCATCGACCAGAGCCAGGGCGTCTGGACCCACATGCTCACCATGTCGCACTCGATCCCCACGGTTGAGTGCCATGAGGAAGAAGACCTGCCCGTTCTCAAGCGGGTCAACACCGCCGATCCCTTCGGCACCACCGACACGGAGATCCCCAATGGGTAAGTTCCTCTACAGCGGGCCTGTGTCCGCTGCCACGCTCGATGACGGCACCGACGTGATCCTGTTCCCCGGCCGCGAGATCACGCTGCCGGACGGGAATGCCTGGGTGCAGACGCTGGTTGCGCAAAAGCGCCTCACGCCCGTCGCCGCCCCGGCCAAGCCTGCCGCGAAGCCCGCGGCCGAGGCCATCCCGGCGGCCGAGCCCACCCGCACCACCACCCAGAGCAAGACCAAGACCGACAGCCCGGCTGCGGGCGAGAAGGAGGGAAAGTAAATGGCTGCCAATTTCCTGCATGGCGTCGAGACCATCGAGATCGACAAGGGCCCGCGCCCCATTCGCGGCGTCAAGACGGCAGTCGTGGGCCTCGTGGGCACCGCGCCGATCTTCGCCGTTGATGGCTCGCTTGCGACCATGAACACCCCGGTGCTGATCCAGTCCGACCGTGATGCCGCCCGGTATTTCGGGGGGCAGATCGAGGGCTACACCATCCCCCAGGCGCTCGATGCGATCTTCGACCAGGGACGCGGCATCGTCGTCGTCGTCAACGTCTTCGACCCCGAGACCCATGTCACCGCCCAGGCTGCCAAGGATGCGACCTTCGCGGCGGACGGCACGGCGGATCTCGGCCACAAGGGCGTCTTCGACCTGGTGCTGACCAATACGGGCGCCACCACCACCTATGTCGCCGGCACCGATTACACGCTCGATCCCGCGACCGGCATCGTGACCCGCATCGCGGATGGCGACATCGCCGCCGGCGCCACGGTCAAGGCCGCCTATGACTTTGCCGATCCCTCGAAGGTGACGCCGGCCGAGATCATCGGCACGGTCGATGTCTCGGGCAACCGCACCGGGCTTCAGGCCTTCCTCGATTGCTATGCCGAGATGGGCTTCTGGCCGAAGATCCTGATCGCGCCGGTCTATGGCACGCTGACCTCGGTGACGGCCGAGCTCGACGCACTGGCTGGCAAGCTGCGCGCCATCGCCCTGGTCGATGCGCCGATCGGCACCACCATGGCTGAGGCCATCGCCGGTCGCGGCCCCTCGGGTGCCATCAACTTCAACACGTCGAGCGAGCGGCTGGTCCTCTGCTACCCGCATCTCAAGGTCTATGACCTCGCCACCAATACCGAGCGCCTGGAGCCCTACAGTCAGCGCCTGGCGGGCGTGATCTGTGCCGTGGACAATGACGAGGGCTATTGGGTCAGCCCGTCCAACCACGAGATCAAGGGCATCGTCGGCGTCGAGCGCCGCCTGTCCGCGATGATCAACGACCCGACCACGGATGTGAACCTCCTGGGCGAGAACGGCATCGTGACGGTGTTCAACTCGTTTGGCTCGGGCCTGCGGGTCTGGGGCAACCGCTCGGCCGCCTGGCCTGCGGTCACCCATCCGAAGAACTTCATCCCGATCCGCCGGGTGGCCGACATGCTGCACGAGAGCGTCGAGCTGTCGATGCTCCAGTTCCTCGATCGCCCGATCAACCAGGCGCTGATCGACGACATCCGCGAGAGCGTCAACAGCTTCATCCGCACGCTGATCGGGCGGGGCGCGCTGCTCGACGGCAAGTGCAGCTACGATCCGGCCAAGAACGAGGCCACCCAGATCGCCGCCGGCCACCTGGTCTTCGACATCGAGTTCATGCCGCCGACCCCGGCCGAGCGCATCACGTTCGAGAGCTTCATCAACATCGAGCTGCTCAACCAGCTCGGCGGCCAGTGAGAGGGGCCTGACCCATGAGCAACAAGATCGCCATCAACCACCTGACCAACGTCAACATGTACATGGACGGCAAGTCCCTGCTCGGTCGGGCCGAGGAGCTGGAGCTGCCGCAGGTCAAGCACAAGATGACCGAGCACAAGGCGCTCGGCATGGTCGGCACGGCCGAGTTCTTCTCGGGCGTGGACAAGATGGAATGCAAGATCAAGTGGACCTCGTTCTATTCCGAGGTGCTGCGCGAGGCGGCAAACCCCTTCAAGACCGTGCGCCTTCAGGCCCGCTCGTCCCTGGAAACCTACACCGGGCAGGGCCGCACGGCCGAGGTGCCGGTGCTGGTCTCGCTCGTCGCCGCCTACAAGGACTTCCCGCTGGGGTCCTTCAAGCAGCATGACCGCACCGTGCCCGACAGCAACCTGTCGGTCTATTACGCGAAGATGGAGATCGACAACCAGGAGATCTTCGAGTTCGACGTGATGGAGAACATCTACAAGGTCGCCGGCAATGACGTGCTGACCACCTACCGCCTCAATATCGGCGGCTGACATGCGCCGGGACTGGGGCTGCATCCGCGCGATCCTTGAGGGCTGCGAGGCCCTCGACCCGGGCGCGATGCTGGCGCCCGGCACCCTGCCGGGTTTCTCGGAGGATGCCGTGGTCGGGCATATCCGTCTCCTCGATGAGGCGGGCCTGATCGAGGGCTATACCCGGGGCCAGGGCGTGCTGCTGGCAGCCCGCCTCACCTGGAGCGGCCACGAGTTCCTCTCGCTCCTGCGCTCGAAGACACTCTGGGAGCGCGTGAAGACCGAAGCCAAGGACCGGGGCCTTGCCTTGTCCTTCGATCTGGCCGGGGCCCTGGCCAGAAAACTGCTCACCGACCTCATCTGAAGGAAAGACCATGAACGAGAAAACCGCCGCCACCGAGGATGCCCGCACCGTCACGCTGCCCGTCTCGGGCAAGACCGCCGTGCTGCGCCGGGGCAAGGGGCGCGACATGCGCATGGCTGCGCGCCATGTGAACCCCGCCCAGGACCCGATCGGCTATTCGATGGCGCTGGCCGCCACCCTCGCCACCGTCGATGGCACCCCGGTGCTGCCCGAGGATCTCGACGAGATGGACATGGAGGACGTGAACGCGATCATGGCGATCCTGCCGGGAAAATCCCTACCCCAGGGGATGCCTTCGCCCTGATCACCGTCACCAAATGGTCGGCCGCCGAGGTGGACGGGATGGATCTCGTCGATCTCTATGACTGGATCGAGCAGGCGGTCGATCACGCCAAGGCGGTCAGGGACGCTCGCGAAGCCGCTGCTGCCTCTTAGCTTCCCATTTCGCGGCCAGCTCACGGCCGCGATCTGCGCTCTCGCGATTGACGCGGGCGAGATCCTTGGCGGCGAAGCGCAGCCCCTTGCCGGTCATAAAGATCGCCTTCACGCCGACATAGGCGAGACCCAAGAGGGCGCCCAGGCCGAAGAGGACGAAGAACAGCATCAGGAAACCCATCGCACCACCTCACGTTTGTCACCAAGGACAATAAGCCGGAATGGACAGCATCTTCAACCTTTCGGTGATCGTCGCCGCCGTGGACAATCTGACCGGGCCGGTGCGCGAGATGGCCCGGCGCATGGGCGATCTCGACCGGGTGGCGGAACGCGGGCGGGCGATGCAGGACTGGGGCACCCGGATGTCCATCGCCGGCGCGATGACCCAGGGCGCGGCCAGCCAGATGATGCGCGCGATCCGGGGGCCGATCGAGGCCGCCGCGCAGTTCGAGCAATCCATGGCGGCGGTGCGCGCCGTCACGGCCAATATCACCACCGAGGAATTCGAGGCGCTGACCGCCCAGGCGCGCGAGCTGGGTGCGACCACCGCCTTCTCGGCCAGTCAGGCGGCCGAGGGCATGGGGTTCCTGGCCCGTGCCGGCTTCTCGGCCAATCAGCAGATGGCGGCCATGCCCTCGATGCTGGCGCTGGCGCGCGCCGGCGCCGTCGATCTCGGTACCACCGCCGATATCGCCTCGAACATCCTGTCGGGCTTTGGCCTCGATGCGGCCGAGATGACCCGCGTGGCCGATGTGATGGTGGCAACCTTCACCACCGCCAATACTGACATCCCGATGCTGGGCGACACGATGCGCTATATCGCGCCGGTCGCCCGCGCCGCCGGCATGAGCCTTGAGGAATCAGCGGCGATGGCGGGCCTTCTGGGCAATGCCGGCATCCAGGCCAGCCAGGCGGGCACCACGCTGCGCGCCATGCTTCAGCGACTGGCCGCCCCCACCACCGAAGCCGCAGCCGTGCTGCAATCGCTGGGCATCTCGGTCGCGGATCAGAATGGCGACATGCGCTCGATGGTGACGATCCTGGGCGAGGTCGGCAATGCGATCGGGGATCTGGGCACCCAGCGCCAGCTCGACATCATCGGCACGGTGTTCGGGGTCGAGGCGGCGGCGGGCGCGGCCGAGCTTCTGTCGCAGGGGCAGGCGATCGGGGATTACGTCGATCAGCTGATGGGCAGCCAGGGGCGGGCGGCGCAGGTCGCAGCCGAGATGGGCAACAACTTTCGCGGCGCGCAGACCGAGTTTGCCTCGGCGGTCGAGGGGCTGAACATCGCTCTGGGCACGATCCTGTTGCCGATGCTGACCGAGCTTGCGCATTGGGCGACCGGGGTGGTGCAGGCCTTCATGGGCTGGGCCGAGGCGCATCCGACGCTGGCCGGCATTGCCATGCGCGTGGCGCTGGTCGGCACCGGCATCCTTGCCGTGGTGGCGCCGATCCTCTCGGTTGTGGGCAGCTTTGCCACGATGGCGGGCGTGGGGCTTCAGGCGATTGCCGGGATTGGCACTGGCCTCGTCTGGCTCTGGCCGAAATTCACCATGGCCATCGGCGCGATCCGGACTTTTGGCACTGGCCTCGTCTGGCTCTGGCCGAAATTCACCATGGCCATCGGCGCGATCCGGACTTTCGGTACGGCGCTGGCGATCACCGCTGTAAACCGTATCCCAGTTTTCCTGTCCGGCCTCTGGGCGCTCGGCGCGGCGGCGGCGGGCCGTGTGGTGGCGGGTCTTCGCGCGGCGGCGGTGGCGGCGCGGGCCTTCGGGCTGGCGCTGATGGCGAACCCGATCGGGCTGGTGGTGGCGGCGATCGCGGCGGCGGCGCTGCTGGTCTGGTACTATTGGGAGCCGATTGCCGAGTTCTTCACGGGCCTGTGGAGCGACGTTCAAGGCTCGTTTGAGGGCTTCTCGTCCTTTGTCACCGGCTGGTGGTCGCGGGTCATGGGCTGGCTCGGCCAGGGCCTCGACTGGGCGAGCTGGCTCATGCCCCTGCGCTGGCTGGACCTGATCCCCGGCTTCAGCTGGGCGGGCATCATCGAGGGTGTCCTCGACTGGGCGGATTGGGTGACCTCGCTCAGCTGGTCGGAATTCGTGGACCTGCTCACCTGGGAAAACCTGCTGACGGGCCTGAACTGGGCAAGCTGGGTGTTTCCCCTGCGCTGGCTTGATTTCATCCCGGGCTTCAACTGGTCCGCGATCCTCGGTACCGCGCTTGACTGGGCCGCATGGGTGCCGACGCTCACCTGGTCGGGCGTGATCGCCTCGGCGCTGAGCTGGGCTGATTGGGTGCCGGCACTCGATTGGTCGGCGGTGATCGGGACCTTCACCTGGGACAACGCCCTGACCGCCTTGAACTGGGCGAGCTGGGTGCTGCCCCTGCGCTGGCTCGATTTCATCCCCGGCTTCAGCTGGTCCGCGATCCTCGGCGCGGCGCTCGACTGGGCCGCCTGGGTGCCGACGCTCACCTGGTCGGGCGTGATCGCCTCGGTGCTGAGCTGGGCCGATTGGGTCCCGGCGCTGGACTGGTCGGCGGTGATCGGTGCCTTCACCTGGGACAACGCCCTGACGGCCCTCAACTGGGCGAGCTGGGTGCTGCCGCTGCGCTGGCTCGATTTCGTCCCGGGCTTCAACTGGTCCGCGATCCTCGGTACCGCGCTTGACTGGGCCGCATGGGTGCCGACGCTCACCTGGTCGGGCGTGATCGCCTCGGCGCTGAGCTGGGCTGATTGGGTGCCGGCACTCGATTGGTCGGCGGTGATCGGGACCTTCACCTGGGACAACGCCCTGACCGCCTTGAACTGGGCGAGCTGGGTGCTGCCCCTGCGCTGGCTCGATTTCATCCCCGGCTTCAGCTGGTCCGCGATCCTCGGCGCGGCGCTCGACTGGGCCGCCTGGGTGCCGACGCTCACCTGGTCGGGCGTGATCGCCTCGGTGCTGAGCTGGGCCGATTGGGTCCCGGCGCTGGACTGGTCGGCGGTGATCGGTGCCTTCACCTGGGACAACGCCCTGACGGCCCTCAACTGGGCGAGCTGGGTGCTGCCGCTGCGCTGGCTCGATTTCGTCCCGGGCTTCAACTGGTCCGCGATCCTCGGCGCGGCGCTCGACTGGGCCGCCTTTGTGCCGACGATCGCCTGGTCGAGCTTCGTGCCCAGCTTCGACCTCTCGTCCGCGATCACCGGCGCCTTCAGCTGGCTCACCTGGATCTCGCCCCTCAACTGGCTCGACTATATCCCGACCTTCAGCTGGGCCTCGGTCCTGCCGGCCATGCCTGCCCTCGACTGGAGCGCGGTGGCCACGGCCATGCAGGCCCCGATCGAGGCGGCCTTCGCCGGCATCACTGTCATCTGGGACGGGCTGCGCGCCCTCTTCGCCTGGTCGCCCATCGAGACCATCCGCACCGCTTTCGGGGGTATCGGGGAAACCGTGAGCGGCCTCATCTCGGGGGCTGCCGACATGGCCGGGGCGGCCTGGAACCGGCTCACCACCGTCTTCTCCTCGGGCGATGCGGCCGAGATGGCAATCCGCGATCCCGCCTCGCTGGAGCGCGCGCAGGTGGCCGTCGAGGCGCTGGCCGCAGCGCTTGAGCGCCTGAGTGTCCTGAGCCTTGCCCCCGTGCAAGGCGGCCTTGAGGCTGTGACGGCAGCGGCAGCGGCGGCCATCGCCCAGGCGGGCGGCATTCCGGCCGCGGCCGAGGCGGCGATCCGCTCGGCGCGTGCCGTCCTGCAGGGCATCTCCTTCCGCTCGCATGGCATCGCCTTCATGCGCACCCTGGCCGAGGGTATCCGTGCTGGCGCCGCCCAGGCGATCGAGGCCACCCGCGAAACCGTCCAGGCGATGCGCGATCACCTGCCGCATTCGCCCGCCAAGGTGGGCCCGCTCTCGGATCTCGACCGCGTCCGCTTCTCGGAGACCGTGGCAGGGGCCGTGCGCCCCGCACCGGCCATCGCCGCCGTGCATCGCATGACGGCCGGCATGGCGGCAGCCCTGACCGGCGCCACGCTGAGCCTGCCCGCGCTGGCAGCGCAGGCGCCCGCGATCGGTGGTGCGAACCTGCCCGTGTTCCAGGCGGCCGCCGCCCTGCCGCGCGTCGGCCTCGATGCCCCGGCCCGGGCTGCGGCCTCAGGAGCGGCGCCCGCCGCGGCCTCGGCCGAGGGTGGCCCGCGCGTCGAGATCAACTTCAACCCGACCATCACCATGACCGGCGGCGCGGCCGTCGGTGGCGATGGCTTCCAGTCGCGCGAGCAGATGCAAGAGCTCCTGCGCTCGATGGGCCATGAGCTCGTGCAGCTCGTCCAGGACGAGCTCGCCCGCCAGTCCCGCCGCGATTACTGAGGAGAGCGCCCATGTTCGCCATGCTCGGCCCGATCAGCTTCCGCCTCATCACCTATTTCGAGGGGGTGACCAACAAGCGCGCCTGGGACTATGCCCAGCATGATGTCATCGAGGGCAAGCCGCGCCTGCAATACATGGGCGAGGCGCTGGAGGAGGTCACGATCGACCTCATGTTCCATGTCAGCTACTGCAACCCCGAGGCCGAGCTTGCCAAGCTGCGCATTGCCGGCTCGATGCGCACGGCACTGCCCTTCATCTATGGCTCGGGCCAGTACGTGGGCATGTTCGTCATCAAGCAGATCCAGACCACCAGCCGCCAGACCGACAGCCGCGGCGGCCTCGTCGCCGTGGTGGCCAAGGTGACGCTGATGGAGCATGGCGGCCTGGGCGGGCTTCTCGGCGCGATCATCAGCCTGGTGAACAACGCGGCCCGCGCCTCGGGCGCCGGGTCCAATCGCCAGGCCGCCACCACGGCCGCGCCCCCGTCCGGCGATCCGGCCTCGGTCCCGGCGTCGAGCATCGTGAGGTCCTGACATGGACTATGTCGAGCATATCACCACAGAGAACGATCGCTGGGACCTTCTGGCCTGGCGCTATTATGGTGATCCGCATCTCTACGAGCCGATCGTCGCGGCCAATCCCACGGTCCCGATCCGGCCCTTCATCGAGGCGGGCCAGCGGCTGCGCATCCCGGTGATCGCGGATGAGATCGTCCTCGACCGGGACCTGCCGCCCTGGAAGCGGGGGCGCCGGTCGTGATGGTCCCCCAGGCGAAATGGGTCCTGTCCTATTCCGGGGCGGACATCACCGGCGATATCGCCGGCGATGCGCTGATGATCGTCTATACCGATGCCGATCACGGCAAGTCCGACGAGATCGAGGTGCGCCTTGAGGACAAGCTGCACCGCTGGAAGGGCAGCTGGTATCCCGAGAAGGGCGACGTGATGGATCTCCAGATCGGCTGGCTCGGCCGGGGGCTTCTGCCCTGCGGGAAGTTCGAGGTGGACGAGATAACCTTCACCGGCCAGCCTGACACGGTGACCGTGCGGGGCCTTGCCGCCCCGGTCACCGCGTCCCTGCGCACCAAGAAAACCCGCGCCTTCGAGAACAAGACCCTGCGCCAGATTGCCGAACAGATCGCGGGCGAGCACGGGCTGTCGGTCGAGGGCGAGATCGAGGACATCACCATCAAGCGGGTGACCCAGAACGATGAGCGCGACCTGGAGTTCCTGCGCCGAACGGCCGAGGAATACGCCCATGTCTTCGCGGTGCGCGACACGGTGCTGTTCTTCTCGACCATCGAGAGCCTCGAATCGCAGGCGGCCGTCGCCGTCATTCCGCGCACCGAGATGAAGCGCTTCGACTTCACCGACAAGACCCACGAGGTCTACAAGGATTGCACGCTTTCCTACCATGATCCCGAGACGGCGCGCCTGATCACGGTCACGGTCGAGGCCGAGGGGATCACCACCGGCGACACCCTGAAGATCCGCGCGCGGGTCGAGAATGAAGCCCAGGCCCGCACCCGTGCCGAGGCTGAATTGAAGCGCGCCAATGCCAAGCGCCTGACCGGCCGCATCCAGATCGTGGGCGATCACCGCATGATCGCCGGCAATGTGATCGAGGTCGCCCTGCTGGGGAAGCTGTCGGGGCGCTACTATGTCGAGACCTCGCGCCACCGCATCGAGCGGGGTGCGGGCTACACCACCGAGATCGAGGTGCGCCGTGTCGCTTAGGATTGGCATCGTCAGCGAGATCGACCCGGCCACCGCCAAGGGCCGCGTCCAGTTCCCCGACCACGACAACGTCCAGAGCTACTGGCTTCAGGTCATGCAGGGCCGCACGCACGGCGATCAGACCTACTGGATGCCGGAAGTGGGCGAGCATGTCGTGGTGATGATGGACCAAGGCGAAGAGGCCGGGGTGATCGCTGGGGCGATCTATTCCGAGGCCGATACCCCGCCCGCGTCGGATCCGAATGTCCATACCATCGTCTACGGCGGCGGGGCCTCGCTCACCTATGACAAGGGCGGCCAGATGTTCACCCTTGTCGTCGGTGGCACCAAGGTCGAGATCTCTCCGGCGGGCGTGGCGATCACCGGCCCGGCCCTTACCCATAACGGGATCAATGTGGGAGACACCCACAAGCACGGCGGCATCAGCCCCGGCGGCGCGAAGACCGATGTTCCCTCCTGAGGTGTAATCCTCAGGCTTGGCGGATTGCCGGATTGCCGTTAGGATCACCCTCGCTTCCCCGCATTTCCCGCCCCCGATCATGCCGCCGGACAGATGTCCGGGTATGAGATCCGCGCCCGGCTCGGGCATGGTCCCGGGCATGGTGCAGGACATCCGACATATCACCGCCGCCTATTGGCAGCCGCGTCTCGGGACGCAGGGCGAGGTCGTCACCGGCCTCGGTGACATCCATCAGTGCATCCGCACGATCCTGATGACCCCCAAGGGATCGGTTCCGCACCGCCCCGAGTTCGGCTCGGACCTGTGGAAATACCTCGATCTGCCGACCGGCGAGGCGGTGCCTCATGTCATCCGCGAGGGCATCGAGGCGCTGCGCCTTTGGGAGCCGCGTATCGAGGTGGTGCGCATGGTGCCGGTCGAGCTGAGCGCCCATCTGCATGTCACCGTTGAATGGCGGCTTGAGGGCGCGGGCGAGATGATGGCCACGGAGGTGCGCGATGTCGCTGCCTGAGCCGAGTTTCGTCGAGCGCGATCCTGCCGCCCTCACCGCCGAGATGGTGGCCGATTACGAGGCCTATACCGGCCGCACCTTGCAGCCGGCGCAGGTCGAGCGGCTGATCATCGACCTCATCGCCTATCGCGAGAGCCTTCTGCGCATCGCTATCCAGGAGGCCGCCAAGCAGAACCTGCTGGCCTTCGCCTCGTTCCCCATGCTCGACTACCTGGGCGAGCTCCTGGGCGTCGTGCGCCTGGTCGAGGCTCCGGCGATCGTCACGCTGGCCTTCAGCCTTGCCGCGCCGCGCGCCTCGGTCACCGCGATCCCGGCCGGCACAAGGGTCCGCTCGGGCGACAGTCGCGTGACCTTTGCCACCGACAAGGTCGTCGAGATCCCCGCGGGGGCGCTGAGCATCGAGGTCACCGCCACCGCCGAGGTCGCCGGCATCATCGGCAATGGCTATATCCCCGGCCAGATCGCGACCGTGCTCGATCCGCTCCCCGGCGTCACGGCGGCGAACAGCTCGACCTCCTGTGGTGGTCGCGCCGGCGAAACCGATGACCGGCTGCGCGCACGTATCCAGCAAGCGCCCGAGAGCTTCTCGGTGGCCGGTCCCGCCGGGACCTATCGCTGGCGCGCGATCAGCGCTCATCAATCCATCATCGACGCGGCCGTGCTGAGCCCGCGCCCCGGCCTCGTGCGCGTTCATGTCCTGACCGATGCAGGCCTGCCGGGCGCCGAGATGCTGGCGCTGGTGAATGAAGTGCTGTCCGACGACAAGGTGCGCCCGCTGACCGATACCGTCGAGGTGGTGGCACCCGTCCGCATCCCCTATGCGCTGGCCGCCACGGTGACCCTCTACCGCACCGCGGACCCGATCAGCACCATGGCTGCCGTCCAGGCGGCGGCGGCCGCCTATGTGGCGGAGCGCCGTGCGGGCCTCGGCCGAGACCTCGTGCCCAGCCAGTTCATCTCGGCCCTGTCTGTGGCAGGGGTTTATCGTGTCGAGCTGGCCTCGCCTGCCTGGCAGGATCTCGCCCCCGAGGAATGGGCAGATTGCACCGGCATCACCCTGACGCAGGCGGGCTCGGCCGATGGCTGACGATCTTCGCCTCCTTCCGGCCGGGATCGATGATGAGCGCGCCCGCGCGCTCCTGAAGCTGGTCGGCCGTCTCGACGCGCTCGATCTCACCGCGCTCCTCGTCTACCGCATCGATGATTTGCCCGATGAGGCGCTCTCGCTTCTGGCCTGGCAGTTCAATATCATGGGGGATGATGGCTGGGATCTGGCCTCGACCCCGGAAGAGCGCCGCGCCCTCATCCGCCGTGCCCTCGATCTGCATCGTCATCGGGGAACGCCCTGGGCAATCCGAGAGGCGATCAAGGCGCTTGGCTATGCGGATGCCGAGATCGTCGAGGGTCTGCCGATCGCGCTCTATGACGGCGACAAGACCTATTCGGCGGTCGAGACCTATGGCGGCGGTACCCGGTGGGCCATGTTCCGGGTACTTCTCGATCTCGGGGAAGCGAAGGGCGTCAGCGCGGCTCAGGTGGCGCGCCTCGTGGCGCTGATCGAGCGCTGGAAGAATACCCGCTCGCATCTCGTGGATATCGGGTTTCGGGCGCATGTCGAAGACAGCCTTGATCCGCGCGAAACCGGGCAGACCGGGGTGCATCACGAGGGCGAGGACATCTTGCCCTGGGGGCGGCGCTACGATGGCAGCCTGCGGCATGAGCACGGCACCCGGCACCTGCATGACGGGGCTCTCGTGCATGCGGGTGCTGTCGATCACAGCGGCTGGGGAGAGGCCGGCGAGCGCTATGGCAACGAGCGGGTGCTTCTCGATCTCGGCGCGCGCCTTGGCCTTGAGGATCGGATCGAGGTCACACCCCTGCACAATGGCCACTACCTGCACTCGGCCATCACCTATGGCGCGGATCAGCCGCCGCTTGCCGATCTCGCCATGCCGATCCGCGTCACGCGCCATGTCCGCCACGATGGCCGCTGGCGCCATGCCGGGGATCGCTATGACGGCCAGCTCACCCATCAGGGTGGGCGGCCATACTACACGGGCGCCTTCCATTCCGGCCCCGTCACCACTGCCGTAACTGCCTATTGAGGGTGCCATGAACGCAACCGAAGCCATCGCCCTGCGTGGGTCGCTCCTGGTGAATATCCGCCGTCGCGGCGTCCTGATCGACTGCCTGCGCGACGACAATATGATCATGCTCGCGGCACGCACCGCCCTTGCGCGGCTGATCGCGGGCGACGGGGCGGGCAAGACCATCAACCGCATCGGCGTCGGCACCAACGGCACCGGCCCGACCCCCGATGACACCGCCCTGACCTCGTCCTTCGTCAAGAACCTCCAGGGCCACAGCTATCCGGCAGCCGGGCGCGTGCAGTTCGACTGGCGGCTGGAGACCACCGAGGCGAACGGCAAGGTGATCCGTGAGTTCGGCCTCATCGCGGCGGACGGCACCCTCTTTGCCCGCAAGACCCGGGCCCCGATCGAGAAGGCAGACGACATCAGCCTCGACGGGACCTGGACCATCATCTTCTAAGCACAGGAGCCCTCGATGGCGAACCTCACCGAAACGATCTCCTATTCCGCCGGCATCTACCGCATCGAGCTCACCGATCCGGTGGTGGGCGGCGAGGACGGGATCTCGAACGTCCAGGCCAAGCAGCTGGCCAGCCGAACCGCCTGGCTCAAGCAGAAGGCCGATGAGATGGTCGAGGCCCGCGGCGGCTTTCCGACCCTTGCCGATCGCCTTGCGGGCTATGACGCCTTCTCGCCCGAACAGCAGGTCTCGATCCTGGCGGGCATGCAGGAGGCCCTCGGCCTCGGCGGCGTGCTGGCGCGCGAGATGCGCGTCCTGCGCAAGCGCGTCCTCGCCCAAGGCACGGTGGTGATCAAGAACAAGCACGTCATCACCGGCATGCAACTGACCAAGTCCGAGATCCGCGCCCTGCACCTGTCGCAATCCGGCACGGTCGGCACCGGCGTGTCGCGCGCCAAGATCGACGGGATGATCGTCTCGCGCTCGGATGACGATTATCACGTCTCGGTCCCCTCCAACGAGAGCAACGAGACCCGCGAGTACTACGCCTTCCTCGTGAAATCCGGCAACACCTATGGGGTCCAGATCGCCCTGACCGTGCCCGATGATGGCCTGCCGCTCTACCGCGTCACCATCCCCGCCAACAACACCGGCAACAGCCTGGCGGCGGTCACCCTGACCGATCTGCGCGTGATCCAGGCGGCCAATGCCTGGGTCTCGACCTTCGATCCCTTCACCACCGTGGCCTTTCCCGAGGGCCTGCCGGCTGCCGATTACGGCGTCGAGCTTGAAGTCGAGGCGGCCACCGATCCCGCCGCCGTGGGCTCGCTCGTCGTCTACGACAAGGCCAAGAACGGCTTCAAGATCCGCCAGACGGGCAGCGCCGACAACGTCCGCATCCGCTGGACCCTTCTCAACCCCCGCTACCAGTGAGGTCGCAGACATGAACATCATCCCCATGAATGAGGGCCGGAAGGTCACCGTCGCGCTCGCTGGCGCCATCCTGACGCTGGGCGGTGCGCTCGCCATCGACATCGAGGCTGAGCAGCGTGATGTAGAGCGGGTCATCACCGTCTTTGCCGATGTCTCGGGCGGCCTTTCCTTCGCGGGCGAGGCCTATGCCGCGGTGATCATCATCCCGCCGCGCCGCTACACCGAGACCGAAGTCACCGAGACCGTCGAGGGTGAGGAGGTGACGCAGATCCAGACGACGCCGGAACCTGTCCAGGTCTCGGCCGTGACCGTACAGCTTTGGGCCGTGCCCGAGGCGATCGAAACCAGCAACACTGAGGAGTGACCTTCATGGGGATCACCATTTCCACGCCTGACGCCCTGCGCCAATCCGTCGAGGCCGCCTCGGGCGGCGTCAACACCGTGCTCTATGATGCCAAGGGCTATCCGTCCGTCATGTGCATCGTGCCGCGCTTCAATATCGAGGACATCGATCCGGCCCTGGGTTCGGGCACCCATCCGGCCTTTACCGTGTCCGGCGTGCAGAAGTCCGAGATCTTCGTCGGCAAGTACCAGGCGCGCGTTCACGACAGCAATGCTCTGTCGATGCCGGGTCAGGACCCGACCACCGGCGTGAGCTTCGACACGGCCGAAGCGCGGTGTGTGTCGAAGGGCCCGGGCTGGCACCTGATGACCAATGCGGAATGGTCCGCTGTGGCCCTGTGGTGCTGGAAGAATGGCTTCATGCCGCGCGGGAACACCAATTACGGCCGCGATTATGCGCAGACCTATGAAACTGGCCGCCGCCAGGATGGTAGCGCCCCCGGCAATACCGAGGGCTCGGCGCGCACGCTGACCGGCTCGGGTCCGATGAGCTGGTTCCACGACAACAGCCCGGCGGGTATTGCGGACCTGACCGGCAACGTTTGGGAATGGCAGCGCGGCCTGCGCCTGGTGGATGGCGAGATCCAGATCATCCCCGACAACAATGCCGCCGTGACCGAGGCGGACCACGGTGTCGCCAGCACGCTCTGGCGCGCCATCATGCCGAACGGGACGCTGGTGGCGCCGGGCACGGCCGGCACCCTGAAGTGGAACGCCCTCTCGGCCACCGGCACGGGCTCGCCGCAGCTCGATGTCGCGGTCACCAGCCAGTCGGACGGCACGACTTCGGCCTCTCAGCAATACAAGGACCTGACGGCCGCCTCGGGCGTGACCGTGCCGAACCTTCTGAAGCTTCTGGGCCTCTTCCCGCATTCGACCTCGATGGAGCGCGGGCACTTCTCCATGCGCAACCAGGGGGAGCGTCTGCCGATCCGCGGGGGCCACTGGCACAATGGCTCGTATGCCGGCGTCTTCGCCCTCCACCTGCACAGCGCACGTTCGAACGCGAGCAGCAGCATCGGCTTCCGGCCCGCTTTCGTGATCTGAAATCTGATCACCTGAGTTCTGCTGGGGCGGGCGATAGCCCGCCCCTTGCTCTTGATCCATTGAAGGAGGTTGCGGTGGAAGATCTCAAGATCCGCCGTAAGTGCGAGGACATGATCTCGTACGGCTATGTCGTGTTGCGTCAATTTCCGAAGGCTGAGCGCCATGTGCTCAGCCAGGAAATCCGCAACAGCATGTGGGCGCTCCTTCGACTGATCATCATCTGCAACAAGCGGTACTACAAGAAGACCACGATGCAGGACCTCGATGCGGAGCTCGACTTGCTGCGCAGCCAGGTCAGGATGGCCCAGAAGCTCGGATACCTCTCCTTTAAAAGCTACGAAGTCTGGAGCCGTCATCTTGATGAGATCGGCCGCATGATCGGCGGCTGGTTCAAGAGTATGCAGGAAAGGGGCGCGGGTAATGTGGCTTGAGCGTCTGCCGATCCGCGGGGGCAACTGGAACAATGGCTCGAATGCCGGCGTCTTCGCCCTCAACCTGAACAACGCACGTTCGAACGCGAACAGCAACATCGGCTTCCGGCCCGCTCTCGGAGAATAGCCAGAAGTCGAGGCCTCAAGGGGCCTCTTCCAGTGCGCCTTCGAAAGGACCCGTGCTCCCCGGCCAAGTGCCGAAATATGTAAACAGGCCGGGGTGGGACAGTATCCGCCCTCGGGCGGCGACCCCTCGCTCCGGCCGACCCTTAGTAAAGACCCAATATGGCGAAAACCTATAAGAACCTGTTCGAGCAGTTTGTGACCTTTGAAGCCCTGCGCGCCGCCTGGAAGCGCGTCATCAAGGGCCGCCGCCACCAGATGGACGTGATCCGCTTCGAGACCGAGCTCGAAACCAACCTGATCGACATCCAGAACAGCCTCCTTTGGAAGACCTACCAGACCGGCCCGTACCGGAATTTCAAGGTGTTCGAGCCGAAGGAGCGCGACATCGCAGCACTGCCGCTCAAGGACCGGATCGTCCAGCATGCCCTGGTCTCAGTGCTCGACCCGATCTGGGCCAGCCGGTTCATCTTCGACACCTATGCCTGCCGCCCCGGAAAGGGCACCCATGCCGGCGCTGATCGCGCCCAGGCCTTCCTTCGCGCCACCCTGCGCGAGCATGAGGTGATCCATGTGCTGAAGGCCGATATCTCGAAGTACTTCCCCTCGATCTGTCATGATGCGCTCAAGCGCCTGATCCGCCGCCGTGTCGCCTGCGCCGATACCCTCTGGCTGATCGACAACATCATCGACAGCACCGCCGAGGCGGGCGATCCGATGCCCCGAGGCATCCCGATCGGAAACCTGACCTCGCAGCTCTTCGCCAACATCTACCTGCACGAGCTGGATGAGTTCGTGAAGTTCGAGCTGCGCGAGAAGTGCTATCTGCGCTACATGGATGACTTCGCCGTCATCGGCCACGACAAGGCTCACCTGCACCGTGTCCGCCGCGATATCGAGGACTTCCTGCATGCCCGCCTCGGCCTGCGCTGCAATCACAAGACCCAAATCTTCCCGGTCTCGCTGACCAATGGCCGGGCGCTCGACTTCCTCGGGTATCGGATCTGGCCGACCCATCGGAAGATCCGTAAGGACAGCGCGGGCCGCATGCGCCGGAAGATGAAGCGTATGGCTCGGCTCTACCATGAAGGCAAGATGACTTGGGATCAGGTCCATCAAGTGATCATGAGCTGGGTGGGGCATGCCGGCCACGCCAACACCTACCGCCTGCGCACCCGGGTGCTGGGAGACGTGGTCTTCATCCCGCCGCCCCTCGGGGGCGAAAAGGGTGCCGCATGAGGGGTATTTGCGGTCGCATTTATCGGGCGCAAAGAGGGCGTTTAAATGCCCTCGAATCGGCCCGCTCGGCGCTGCGCAATCCTTGTGTCTGAATTGCTCAAACCTTGTGGCGCGCTATACGCTGTGGCACGCGCTGGCGGGGGTGATGTCCCCCGCCGGTCCTGCGCTGCTGCCCGGTCAGGTTCTGTTGTTCCGCATGCGCGCGGGCAGCACCGCCAAGCACCTTGGCATCCTGACCGATCCCGGCCCCGCGCCGCGCTTCGTTCATGCCTACAGCGGGCATGGGGTGGTCGAAAGCCCCCTCAGCCCACCCTGGGCGCGCCGGATCGTCGCGCGCTTTGACCTGATCTGATCACGAAGGACCAATCCGATGGCTACCTTGCTTCTGTCTGCCGCCGGTGCGGCGCTTGGCGCGAATTTCGGCGGCGCGGTGCTCGGGCTGTCGGGCATGGTGATCGGCCGCGCGGTTGGCGCGACCGTCGGCCGGCTGATCGACCAGCGGCTGCTGGGCGCAGGATCCGGTGCGGTGGAAACCGGCCGCATCGACCGCCTGCAGGTCACCGGCGCGGGCGAGGGCGTGCCGGTGCCGCGCCTCTGGGGCCGAATGCGGGTCGCCGGCCATGTTATCTGGGCTTCGGATTTCCACGAGATCCCGGGCCGCTCGAAACGGACCAAGGGCGGCCTCGGCCCCAAGGTTCAGGAGGAATCGCGCTATGTCGTCTCGGTCGCTATCGCGCTTTGCGAGGGTGAAATCAGCGGCCTCGGCCGGGTCTGGGCCTATGGCGACGAGATCGCGCGCAAGGACTTGAACCTGCGGGTCTATACCGGCCGCCAGGACCAGATGGCCGATCCCAAGATCGAGGCGGTCGAGGGGGAAGGATTGGCACCGGCCTATCGCGGCATCGCCTATGTGGTGATCGAGGATCTTGACCTCGGACCCTATGGCAACCGCATGCCCAGCTTCTCCTTCGAGGTGATCCGCGCTGCGCAGGCCGAGGGGGAAACCACGTTGCAGCAGGCGGTGCAGGGCGTGGCCTGGCTGCCCGGGTCCGGGGAATACGCGCTGGCGGCCGACCCGGTGCTGGTTCGCAGCACCGAGGAGGTGCCGTTCCTGCCGGATCTTTCGATCGAGGTGCAGCGCGGGCCGTCGACGCAGGTGAACCAGAACACCCCCAGCGGCGAGGCCGATTTTCCCACTGCACTGCAGGCTCTGCAAGCCGAGCTGCCGAATGCGCGCTCGGGGCTTCTGATTGCGTCCTGGTTCGGCGGCGACCTGCGCTGTGGCGCGTGCCGGATCCAGCCCAAGGTCGAATTCACCGAACGCGACGGCAAGGCGATGCCCTGGCGGGTTGCTGGCCTTTCGCGGACGGCGGCGGCCACGGTGCCGCAGGTCGACGAGGCGCCGATCTATGGGGGCACGCCCGCCGATGCCGCGGTGCTCCAGGCAATTGCCGCGCTCAAGGACGCCGGGCAGGACGTGGTGTTCTATCCCTTCCTGTTGATGGACCAGTTGCCCGGCAATGGCCTGCCCGACCCCTGGAGCGGCGCGGCGGATCAGCCGGCGCTGCCCTGGCGCGGGCGCATCACCCTGTCGGCAGCCCCGGGGCAGCCCGGCAGCCCCGACCGCACACTCGCCGCCGAGGCCGAGGTCGCAGCCTTTTTCGGCACCGTCCAGCCGGGCGATTTTGCCGTCGCGCCCGGTTCGGTCACCTATTCCGGCCCGGATGAATGGACCTATCGCCGCTTCATCCTGCATTACGCCGCGCTCTGTGCGGCGGCGGGTGGGGTGCATGCGTTCTGCATCGGTTCCGAAATGCGCAGCCTGACGCAGATCCGTGGTGACGGCGACAGCTTTCCGGCGGTCGGGCAGATGATCGCGCTGCTGCATGACGTGCGCGCGATCCTGGGCCCCTCGGTCAAGCTGACGTATGCTGCCGACTGGAGCGAATACGCCGGCTATGACGCGGGCGAGGGCACGCGGTATTTCCACCTCGACGCGCTCTGGTCGGACCCCGATCTGAACATGATCGGCATCGACAATTACATGCCGGTCGCTGATTGGCGCGAGGGCGAGGCGCATCTCGACTATGCCGCCGGCTGGCGTTCGATCCATGATCGGGCCTATCTGCAGGCCAACATCGCTGGCGGCGAGGGGTTCGACTGGTATTACCCCGACGCCCAGGCGCGCCGCGACCAGCGCCGCACGCCGATCACCGACGGGCTGCACCAACCCTGGATCTGGCGGGTCAAGGATCTGCGCGCCTGGTGGGAGAACCCGCATACCGACCGCATCAACGGTGTCCCGCTCGAGGATCCGACCGATTGGCAGCCCCGGTCAAAGCCGATCTGGTTCACCGAATACGGCTGCGCGGCGATCGACAAGGGCGCGAACCAGCCCAACGTGTTCCTCGACCCGAAATCGTCGGAGTCGATGCTGCCGCATTTCTCGACCGGGCGGCGCGATGACCTGATGCAGATGCAATACCTGCTGGCGCTGCACGATCACTGGTCCGATCCGGCCAACAACCCGGTGTCCGACATCTATGGCGGGCCGATGGTCGACTGGGCGCATTCGCACGCCTGGGCCTGGGACGCGCGGCCCTGGCCCTGGTTCCCCGCCCGCACCGACTTGTGGTCGGATGGCGACAACTGGCTGGGGGGGCACTGGCTGACCGGGCGCGCCGCGAACCAGCCGCTGTCGGCGGTCATCGCCGAGATCTGCCAGACCGCCGGCATCGCCGATTTCGACGTCTCGGGGGTGCGGGGGGTCGTGCGGGGCTATGGCATCGAGTCCACCACCACCGGGCGCGCGGCCCTGCAGCCGCTTCTGTTGGCGCATGGCGTCGAGGCCGTCGAGCGCGCCGGCACGCTGGTGTTCCGCATGCGCGACGGGCGCGATGTGGTGACGCTGGATCCGGGGTTTCTGGTGTCGCGCCCTGACCGGGATCTGGAGGTGACACGCGGCTCGCAGCCGGAAACCGCCGGCCGTCTGCGCCTGAGCTATATCGAGGCCGAAGGCAGCTTCGAGACCCGCAGCGTCGAGGCGGTGATCCCCGACGAGGCCACCGGCGAGGTCGCCAGCAGCGAGCCGCCGATGACCCTGACCCGGGGCGAGGCACGCGGCGCGGTAAAACGCTGGCTGTCCGAGGCGCGCGTTGCCCGCGATACCGCCCGCTTTGCGCTGCCGATGTCGTCGGATCTCGGGGCGGGGGACGTGGTGCGCCTGCCGCAGGGCAGCGGCCATCGCCTCTACCGGATCGACCGTGTCGAGCTGTCGGGCGCGCGCGAGGTCGAGGCCGTGCGTATCGAACCCGGCCTGTTTCGCCACCCCGAAGGATCGGACGACCTGCCCGCCAGCCGCCGGTATCAGGCGCCGGTGCCGGTGGTGCCGATCTTCCTCGATCTGCCGCTGATCACCGGGGACGAGGTTGCGCACGCGCCGCATCTGGCGGTCAGCGGCACACCCTGGCCGGGGGCCGTCGCGGTCTATGATGCGCCGGCGACCTCGGGCAGTTTTGTGCTGAACACCACGCTTTCCCGGCGTGCGACGGCCGGGATCACCCGCACCACGCTGTTTCGCGCCGCGCCGTCGTTGCTGCAACGCGGACCCGGGGTTGAGGTCGCCTTTTCGCAGCTGGCGGCCCTGGAATCCGTCGCGCCAGACGCCTTGCTGGATGGCGCGAACTTTGCCGCAATCGGCACCGGCGCCGAATGGGAGCTGTTTCAGTTCACCACCGCCGAGCTGCTGGAGCCTGGCGTCTGGCGGCTGTCCGGCCTCCTGCGCGGGCAGGCGGGGACCGAACCGCTGATCCCCGATGCCTGGGCCGCCGGTGCGGTCGTGGTCTTGCTCGACTCGGCGGTGCAGCAGGTGGGCCTGCCGCTGGCCGCGCGAACCGTGGCCCGCCGCTGGCGGGTCGGCCCGGCTGCGCTGGCCTATGACGGCGCAACCTATGTCGAGAGCACCGAGGCCTTTCGCGGCACCGGCCTGCGCCCCTATGCGCCGGTCTTCCTGCGGGCTGTGCGCGCCGCGCCGGGCGGCGATGTCGTATTGACCTGGACCCGCCGGACCCGGTTGGGCGGCGATGGCTGGGACGGGGTCGAGGTGCCCCTGTCCGAGGACACCGAGGCCTATCTGATCCGCATCCGCGTCGCCGGAACCGTCGTGCGCGAGGAAACCGTCACCGCACCGGGCTGGACCTACAGCGCGGCCAGTCAATCGGCCGATGGCGCCGCCGGAGGGTTCAGCGTCTCGGTCGCCCAGCTCTCGGCGCTCTATGGCGCTGGCCTCTCTGCCGATTGCAGCGTGCCGGCCTGA